TTTACTTATATCAGTCATTAATATATCCTTTCATAATTATTTTTATAGTAACAAATATAGGATAATTATAAATTAATTCAAGAGAAAAGTCAATGAAATTTTTATTAACAATTTATTTATGTGCTGCAGTAAATGGTCAATGCATACAACCAGTGTTATCAGAATATAATATTAATGAATATTATAAGGACCATTACAGCTGTGTTAAATCTGGTTTAGGTGAATCTTTTGAATTTTTATATAATGGTGAATTTTTTGACCAAAAAACAATCAACGAATGGCAGCTTTATCCAACTTTTTCTTGCGTCCCAGTTTCGGTCGAGGAGTCTCCCGAGGTTCCGGATATTGGGACACCGTCTTAACTAATTGATACCACTGATCCCTGAGGCCTGGATCCTTAGTCTTGTTATATTCGACCGCTAGAGCGTCTGCCTTGTCCGTTATATTTTTTAAAACTACGCTTCTCATTTTTATTCATCCTTTTTTTATGTTTCCCAGGTCTTTTCCTAGGCTTCGGTCTTTCTACGAAGTCTTTAAATTTTCTAGCCATTTTTATTGTGTTCTTTTATATATTTTCTATCACTTTCAGATAAAGACATATATCTTATTCTTCCGTTAATATGTTGTTTGGTATCATGTCCACAATTAGTACATCTATAAAAATCTGAAACAATTGCAACTAAAATTGCTTCTTCTTCACATTCTTCACAAAAACCATGTACGGTATCTATTTTATTAAAAATTTTATCTATTTTACTCATACTAAATCTACTGCCTTTCCTATTATGGGTTTATATTTTACTTTCTTACCTTCTCTATAAGCATGCATATATTGTCTTCTAGGTTGATAAGGTACCCAACTTGCATGGATCCAGCCACTATTAGGCTCTCCTGGCGTATAGAATTCTAAAATGAGTTGATCTGTTTCTAAGTATTTATGTATCCAATCGGCTAATTCTGCATTGTCTACACCGATTACTTCGAAGTCTGCGGCCTCTGCTTTGGCATGCTGTGAATTTTCTGAGCTGCCAATAGCACGACACAATTCCGGGGACCTGAAGCCTGACGTCACCTTCACTCTTCCGAATTGATCACGCACTGGCTGCAAAACATTTTCACACAGTTGTTTTAACTTATCAATCTGATCGCCATTAGGATTATTATCTATATTTAAACGGATTGCGGTATCCGATTTGATGAGTTCTTGAAGCGTGAAGTTTCGAGAAAGGTTCATTTATTATTTATGTAGTTATAAACTCTTCCTATTGCTTTTTCAATACCCAATAATTCGCCTTTTATAAAGTTTGTGTCTTCTTTTAAATCTACAATAGAGATTAAAACCCAAGTGCATAATCCAAATAATGCACTACCTGCAAATCCTAAAATCCATTTAATATCAATTTTCATAATTTATTGACACGATAAACATTCATCAGAATCAGAATCTAATTCTGCTAACGCTTCTTCTTTACATTCTTTGCTGCAAAATAAATCAAATTCATCTTTTGCATCAAACGCTTCTTTACATTGTTTACATTGTTTACATTGTTTTCTCATATTATTCTCCAAATAGCCAGTTAACATATCTTTGCCATAAAGATAATTTTTTAGGTTCGTCTTTTAACACTAAAGGTTTGCACGTGCAACTATCGCAAATACAAGACTCACATTTATTTGTAGATATATTATATCCTTGTCCATAACAATGACATCTGTGTCCACAAGTTTTACATTTTGTTTTCATTTTTATCCTCAATACTATAAAACATTTTATCAGAATCTTCCGTTACCCAATCACCGCCTTCTGCATCCCAATACGTAGTTTGTACTTTGTAGTCGGGCCATTCATTCTCGGTTGTATAACTATTAACATGCCAAATGATTCTGTTGTTTGGCTGCGCGGCGAAGTTGCCGTTCTCTAATTGCATTATGTGAGCACACTTATGTTCTTGTGGAATCTCAGAATGTTCAACATCTAATATATTAGTGTCTGGATGTGCCCAGTCAATAGTAAATAAATATTGACCTTTGTAAAATTTTTTATCTTTACCTAAAAATTTACCATTTATACCATCCAACCAATCAAAGCAATGCACGCTAGGATAATAACTAAAACAGTTCCACAGTTGTAACTCGTTCGTCTGCATATCCGGCACATCGGCTCGATCATATTGTTTTTGGAAAAACGCTGATATAGGCAAACGCCAAAAGCACGCACCATTGGGTAGCATGATGTTAAATAAGAGAGCCCTTCCTGAAATAGAGCTAACACCAAAGATAACGCATTCACGACTATCCTTCTTATATTGTTCATCCATGTCATAAAGATATTCCCTCCTTATCTTGCAGTAAATGGGTGGTATATTTGCATTTAAATAAGCCATAGTTCCTCATATTATTTAATTTCGCCCCAGTTAGGACCTGATTCGTAATCAACTTTATTAGGAACTTTTAGATCTACTGCTTGTTCCATTATTTGTTTTATTTTATCAGCTTGTGATTTTGATTCAATAGAAAAATCTAATTCATCATGTATTTGTATATGGCCTATTAAACCTTCTTTATATAAATCCACCATAGCTTTTTTAGTCATATCTGCAGCACTACCTTGAATAAGTTTATTTAAAGCTTTGTAAGTAAATGCTCTACGCACAGGATTTTTATGCCAATAATTTTTCTTTGGTTTACCATCTGCATCTTTAATAACATTACCATCATCATCTAATTCATATGGTCCCATTTTTTGTAATTCTAATATTGTATTATGATCTTGTGCAGGCACAAATGTACCCCAATCACTTCCTCTGAGTATTGGTTCGTACTTAGGAAATCTACAACGTCTACCAAGTAACGTTTTTATTCTACCATTGTCTTGCGCTGCTTCCATTACACCAGTCATTAATTCTTTTACAAAAGGTACTTGACTATGATACTGATCAAATAATTCATCTGCTTTTTCTTTTGATACACCTAATTCATTTTGTAATTTAGCTTTACCCATTCCATAAAATAAACCTAAGTTAATTGTTTTAGCTTCTTTCCTATCTATTTTAGCCATGTCCGCAACAATTTGATGAAAATCTGTTGATGGATCATTCTCATATGAATCTGCAATTATCTGTGCTGTATCATAACCAAATCTTAAAGCGTAGTGTGCAACAAGTCTTGGTTCCTGTTGCGAGTAATCAAATGTACCCCATGTACAACCTTCTTCAGGTATAAATAAACTTCTTATTAAAGGTCCTGTATCCGGATCCCTGGCAGGTATTTGCTGTAGGTTTGGATTCGAATAACTAAATCGCCCAGTAACCGTTCCTCCGTCATCAGATCGTATTTGATTTATATCTGCATGAATTCTACCATTGTGTTCATGTTTTAAAATAGTATCAATAAACGTTGTACTGACCTTGTTTATTTTTCTAGCTTCTGCTATCATACGAACTACAGGATGATTATGTTTAGAAATAAAATTTTTAGTAAATGATGGCGCACCAGTTTTTTCAGTTACTTCGTAAGGTAAATTTAATTTTTGAAAAACTTTTTCAATTGATCTTGCAGCCCATATTTGAGTATCTACTCCTGATTCTATTTTTATTTGTTGTAACAGGTTTTGTTCTTTTACTGCCAGTGCTGTTTTTAATTGATTGGCTTTGGACACGTCTACCCGCACCCCTAGGAAGCGCATATCGACTAAGCAAGGAAACAGATCAGTTTCAAGATTAAATATATTTTGTAAATCTTCTTCTATAATTATTTTTTTAAATAAATTCCAAAGTTCTAAAGTTAATGCAGCATCTTCTTCTGCATATGCACCTACTTCACTTGCAGGCATTTTCCACATATCTGCTTTAGGATCTAGTCCACGTTCTTTCGCTGCGTCAGTAAGTAATTTTTCATTCTTACCTTTATTTAAATATACCCATGATAAAGAATTTAATGTAAATGAAAATCTATTCTCATCAATTAATGATGCTGCAACCATAGTATCTATAATTAAACCATTGATTTTTATACCTAAATTACGTATCCAACATACGTCGTACATTGCATTATGAAATATTTTTGTAGCAGGTGATTCGCAAATATCTTTAAACCATCTTAGTACTCTATCTCTATCCATATTTGGACCTGTACCATGTGCTATTGGAAAATAATTTTTATATCCATCTACAGCAACAGCTATACCTACAACTTCACCATTACCAATAATAGAACCTGATCCTTTTGTTTTTAAATCAGGATCTCTTGTTTCTAAGTCAATTGCTATTTCTTCTGCTGATCTTAAATCAGGAAACTCTGTAGGTGCTACCCATTCTGTAGTTGGCATCAACATTATTTTTTCCTCTTCATATCTTTCATCTTTTTAATTTCTAATTCACAATAATGAATTATTTTTTCTAAATCTTGTATGCCATTTTTATTCATATAACGGCATACATATTTAATAACATTTCCTTGAAAAAAAGAAAGGTCATTTTTAGAAATGAATTCATAGGGTTGAATGTGAAAATCTTTATAGTGATTCCCGCCTATTTGTTTATCTTGTGGAAATAATTTTTCCATGTCATCTTTATGTGTCATATTTTTCTCCTGTATTTATGTTGGCAGTTGTTGGTTTAACGATTTTATATCCAATGATAGGGAGTCCGAGAGAATCGAACCAACTTCGTCCGTTAGAACCTGATGCTGCCAATCACCAGTAAAGGGCATCTCGCTCCCAATCGGTTTACATACATTTGTATATAAATTCTTATAAATGTTTGTATTCATTTCTTTTTAGTCTTGCTTTCAATTTATATAAATTATTTCTTGTACGTGTTGATCCAACATACCAAACTCTATGTTCTTCATCGTGTTTATCTTGACTCTTCTTAATTGCTTTTTTAATTTTATCTCCCATATCCAAACAAAGAATTATATTATCTTCTTCACCACCTTTAGCCGCATGAATAGTAGACACCTGAATACGTGCTTCTTCGTCTAAATTCTCACCATTATCTAATAAATGTTTTATGTATTCTCTTTCTTTATAATCTGTTTCTTTAAATGCATCGAACCAATTTATATTTTTATCCCATTGTTCTTGTTGTAAACCTGTAAATTCAACAATGTCTTTTATTTCTTTTTCTTCTAATTCAATTCCTCTACACCATGAATTATAATTTACAGATGCATTATAGA